CGTGGCAAGGACGGCACCGAAACGGAAGAGCCGGAACTCATCGGTGACGTGGACGACGCCGATGGCACGACTGATCCCGACGCGACGGCACCTGTCATCCCGTAAGGAACCACACCGTGAAGAATCTTCTTCTGCTCGCCGTGTTCGTCTCGGTCGCTTCGCTGGCTACGGCTGGTGAGGGCGATCCGAAGAACTACCTCGACATGAAGTCGCAGTCGCATGAGGTGATCCGCGAGAGCCGCGAGGAGCGGGCCGCGATTCACCGCCGGTTCAAGGCCAAGAAGCTGGAGGCCCGGGCCAAGTCGCTCCGGGCTGCCAACGCAGCTAAGTGATTACTCCATCCGCCGTGCTGAACGGGCGGCGGGATGAGGGACTTCCTCTCCCGCCGCCTCTCTTCTAGGTGCCGTAATGCCATACCTCGACCCGAACCAAGACCTGAAGGCGTATGGGTACGGGTCGAAGTCGAGTCAGTCGTCTTCGAACTCTGTTAGCTACAACTACGATGGGCAGGACATCGCGGCCAAGGCTGGCGACGAGCTATCAAAGTTATCCGCCGCGAAGTCGCAGGCGTTGATTGAAGACCCGCTTTCTACAGTCGGGACGAATAACCGCATTCGCAACTTGCAGCGGTACTTGACGGCGTACAACACGGGTACGTCGCTGCCCGACATGCCTGTGTTGCCGGGCGTGCGTGTGTCGAGCGCGTCGTCGTCTAGCGACAACGACTCCAACCGCACGGCTGACGCGGCCTTCTTTGACCCCCACGCCCGGGGCCAGAACAGGACATCATAGGGGACTTAGACCATGTACTACGGCAACGCTTACCATCAGGCCGCTCAGGCCGCTAGCCGGGCGAACGCTGCGGCTTCGAACGTCGATCCGGGTAGTGCCCGGCTCAACAACTTCAATAACACCGGGGCAGCGCAGAGCGCCAATGCGTGGCATGGGCAGATCGCCAACGCGGAGGCAGAAGCCTATGCAGCCGACGCAGCCGCCGATGCCGCTAGCTATGTCAACTGGGAGCGGTCGCTGCAAGATCGCGCCATGAGCGACCGAGAGCGGCAAACCGCAAACGCAGGTGCAGACTCGGCCCGGAAGTGGGGCGCGCAGGGCGCACTTGCAAACGCTGTTGGTGGTGCGATGGGCGGGGGCCTACTGAGCGGCCTCACCACGAGTTCGGCGCAGAAGCCCGCTGTGAATCTCTACGGCAGCAATGGCGGCCGTATCGGCGGGACGCCGCTCGCAGGGCTGGCCTGAAATAGTCCCGCTGGTGCGGGACGCTCGGGGCCGGTCTGGCGGGGACGCCCGCCGGATCGGTTCTCTGTGGAGTAGGCAGCATGGCTATCCGAACGTGCGAGGACTGCGGCGAGCAGCTTGAAGACACGCTGCTCAACTTCCCCATCTATAAGCGGCGGGTGCAGAAGTGCATCGGCTGCGTGGTTCGTCTGCGGCGGGCAGCTGCTGACGCCAAGCGGGAGCGTCGTTCCCGGCAGATGGGCCGGATGGAAGAGGCTGCGGTAGACACTCTACTGGCGGCTTCCCGCACCGGCGGCACGAACATCCCGCACTCGGCGGAACTGCTGGAGCAGCTGATGGTCTGCTTCGGTGGTGTGAACGGCTTTAGCCAGCTGCTGCTGAAGAACTACTTCGACGCCCCGGCTGGGTCGGCCCAGCGGACGAAGATCATGGAGATGATCACCAAGCTGGTCACGACTAACGCGGATCAGGGTGGCTCCAAGAAGCCGCTGGCCCTGTGGTCGGAGGAGGAGCTTGAGGGCGAGCTAGACCTTCGCATCCGGCAGGCCATGGGCATGCCTGTGCTAACGCTGGAGGTCGTCAGTGAAGAAGCTGCCGTCGATCCCGGTAACGTCTAGTTACCAAAAGGACAGACTGCGCGAGCTTCAGGCGGAACTCAACGACCGCCGCATCGAGGCCCTGCGTCTGTACCGCCCGTCGCCGTTGCAGGATCAGATGCACGCGGACACGTCCAGCGAGCGTCTGGTCATAGGCGGCAATCGGTCTGGCAAGACGATGTGTACCGCCATCGAGGTCGCCCGGGCTGCCACTGGGACTGATCCATACGGCAAGTACCCTACGTCCGACGCCGTGATCGCCATCGTCGGCCGAAGCTATTCCCATTTGGGTATGGTCTGCGTCCCCTACCTGCTGCGGGCAGGGGCATTTCGTATCATAAAAGATACAGCCACGAAGCAGTGGCGTGCCTTCGACCCCAAGGCCGACGCTGCGAGGAAGGACGAAACGAAGCCCGCCCCGCCGCTCATCCCTCCGCGGCTCATCAAATCGATCAGCTGGATTCAGAAGTCTGCGAACTACGCGAACTGCATCGAGCTAATCAACGGCACTCGCATCTTCTTCTTCTCTGCGGAGTCCGAGCCGCCGCAAGGGTTCGCCGCGAATCTGATTTGGGTGGACGAGGACATCCCACAGGACAACCTGATCCCTGAGCTTCAGGCCCGCTTGGCCGACAAGAAGGGCCGGTTCCTGTGGTCGGCCATGCCCCACTCTCGGTCGGAGTCTCTGCTGGGACTGTCGGAGCGTGCCGACCGGGCGGTCGAGAGCGGTGACCCGAACCCGACCATCCGCAAGTTCGTTCTCAGGTTCCTTGATAACGACCACATCGACAACGAAGAAAAGGCCAAGGCCATCGAGCGGTGGGCCGCAGCTGGCGAGGACGTGCTGCGGATGCGCAGCGAGGGCGAGTTCCTGACCGACTCAGTGCAGGTGTATCCCCGGTTCCACATGAGCGTCCACGGCATGGATCGCTCACAGCTGCCCAACGGCGTCATCCCGCCGGAGTGGACTCGCTACCTCGCAGTAGACCCCGGTCATCAGGTCTGCGCAGTACTGTTTCTCGCCGTTCCACCGGACGGAAGCTATGGCGTCTTATATGACGAACTCTACATTCGGCAGTGCTCTGCCATTACGTTTGGGGAGAAGCTGGCCGAGGTCGTGAGGGGGCAGACCTTCTATTCCTTCATCATCGACATGCACGGCGGAAGGCTGCGAGATATCGGCTCCGGGCGGCAGGTCGTCGTTCAATATGTTGAGGAGCTTAGGAAGCATGGGGTGCGATCCCTGACGACGGGGTCTGCATTCATGGCGGGCTGCGACGAAGTAGCCGCAAGAACGAGTGCTGTGCGCTCGGCGTTGCATGTGCGACCCGACGGCACCACCAAGCTCCGGGTGCTTCGCGGTGCCTGCCCGAACCTTGAGCGCGAACTCAAGCGGTATCGGAAGAAGACCGTGATGGTGAACGGCGTCAGCGTCGTCAGCGATGAACCGAACACGAAGGGCGAGTGCCATGCCGTGCAGTGCATGGAGTACCTATTCGCATCCGATCCAAAGTACGTTCCGCAGAAGAAAACTGACTTGGAGCCCGCGATGCCGCAGTGGATGATTGAGTTCATGGAGCGCCGCCGTCAGAGGATGGGCCCGGCGAAGTTCACTTATCTCGGCCCCCAATCAGACCTCTCGTCTCAGGAAATGGAGGACACTTCTAGTGACATCTCAGAATGGGTCTAGCGATTTCGACATGCCGCCGGTTGAGCTTGGCGACATGGTGTACTACTACTCGTCGGCCCTCGATCTCACCGAGCCCGTACTGGGATGGGTCTGCCGCCGCCCGGGCGTGAAGACCGTCTGCATTCTCGTCTTCAGCCCCGACCTTGGTTTCGTTGAGAAGCCGAGCGTGCGTCACCTTAACGACCCCGGGCTCCAAGAGAACCCTTCGTGGCGGCAGTGGGGCGCGTGGATTCTGCACCCGAAGACCGAGTTGCTGAAGCGGCTGGAGACGATCCTCCCGCAGATGGTCACCGTTCTGGCGAAGCACAAGAAGGACTAGTCCATGGAAGACAACGGCTTTGAGGTCAAGGATGACGGCCCTCTGAACGAGACGCCCAAGCAGTCGAAGCTGTCGCCCGACTCCCCGCTGCGGCCGATTGCTTCCAGCTGGCTCCAGAAGATCGCGTCTGCCAAGCGTGCGAAGTCGCAGTTCGACGCCGACGCCCGGGAGGGGATGGCGTTCTTCGACGGTCTGGGTGCGTGGTCGCTCAACCAGAGCAACACCCGCGGCCAGAGCCTCATGTCCCGGCCCACCCCTGCGCCTGCGTTTCGCCTCTCTATCAACCGCGTCTTCGAAGCCGTAAAGCTAATCGGGGCAGTACTTTACGCACGCAACCCGGTGCGGACGGTGACGCCCCGGAAGTTCCCGGCTGTCCCGCCGGAGATGCTCGGGCTGAACCCTGACGCTTATCAGGTAGACCCGATGACCGGGCAGCCGATGCCCGACCCGGCCATGCAGACCTACATGCAGGCTTCGCAGGCCGTCGTGCTTCAGGAGGAGAAGAAGAAGCTGCAAGCCTCCCTGCTGGAGGCGTACCTGAACTACACCCCCGTCGAGAACGACCTGAAGGGGCACGTCCGGCGGGCGATTGACGAAGGGATCATCAAGGGGGCTGGTGTGCTGTGGACTGAGGCCGTTCAGGTTGAGAACGTCCCGCCCGCCCAGCCGACGCTCCTCATCGGATCGTTCATGGACAGCGTGGATAACCTGCTGCTCGATCCCGACGCTCAGGTGATTCAGGAGATCCAGTGGTGCGCCAAACGGTGCGTGCAGCCCATCGATCAGGTGGCCCGCCAGTTCGGCCTCTCTCGGGACGATCTCAAGCCGAATCTTGAGAGCTACTCCAGCGCGTCCCGCCAGATTGACGACCGACGCAACGACTACAACGGCACGCAGAAGCACCGCACAGGGAAGTCCAACGACCTCGTCACCTACTGGAAGGTCTGGTCGAAGTGCGGGCTGGGCGACCGGCTGAAGGGTGCGAAGAAGGAAGACCGCGGGCTGTTCGATCCGCTCGGTGACTTCGCGTACCTCGTGGTGGCAGAGGGCGTCGAGTACCCGTTGAATATCCCGCCGGAGTGCTTAAAGGAGGAGCCGGATGCGGAAGGGCTGCCGCAGTCGCTGCGAGCCCGGGCCAGCTGGCCGATCCCGTTCTGGGCAGCTGATGCTCAAGGGTGGCCGTTCTCGATGTGGGCTCCGAACCCCAAGCCGAACACGCTGTGGCCGCTGTCCTACATCAAGCCCGGCATCGGTGAGTTGCGGTTCATGCAATGGGCGTTCTCGTTCCTCATGCAGCGTGTCGCCATCAGCTGCGAGACGATCATCGGCGTGAGCAAGGCAGCTGATCAGGACATCAAGCAGCAGATCCTTGCGCCCAGCGAGAACGGGTTCAAGATCATCGAGATCAGCGAAGCGTTGGGGAAGTCGGTCAATGAGATCGTGTCAGTTTTTCAGTCACCAAACGTGACAGCCGACTTGCCAAACCTCATCAATGAGGTGTCGCAAATGTTCGACAAGCGCTGTGGGCTTACGGAATTGGTCTACGGCCAAACCCGATCAGCCCTGAGAAGTGCAAGCGAGGCGCAGGTCAAGTCGGACAACCTACAGATTCGCCCAGACGATCTGGCAAATGGTGTCGAGGACTGGCTCTCAGAAGTCGCGAGGAAGGAGGCAATGAGTGCCCGATGGCTGTTACAGCCAGCGGACGTTGCCCCCATGCTGGGCCCTCTCGGTGCAGAGGCGTGGTCTATCCACCTGACGACATCTGGTGGTGACGTAGCTGGCGAGATCGCTCGCGAGTTCACCTACCGCATCGAGGCGGGGTCTGCCCGCAAGCCTAATAAGTCTGTGAAGGTCGAGCAGATGACCGCGGCGATGCAGACGCTTGGCCCGATGTTGCAACAGATCGCGGCCGCAGGCAATCCCGGCCCTCTGAATGCCCTACTCAGCAGCTGGGCCGAGGCTAACGACCTCGATGTAACCCCGTACCTACTGCCGCCCCCTCCCCCGCCACAGCCCGCCCCGATGCCCGGTGACGGCAGCGCTCCTCCTTCGCCGCCTCCCGGGTCGGGGCCGGGCCCTTCCGAGCAACAGTCCCCACCACCACCCGGAGCATGAGCATGGATGCTTTTGATCAGCAGGTAGCGGAACTGCGCGCCAAGGGCGTGGAACCGAAGTGCTTCAGCAGCGTCAAGGCAAAGGCCACGCCCGTCGAATGGGCCTCCCACTTGGAGTACCGCAAGCTCAGGCTTGTCCCCGAAAAGATGAAGGAAGCATGCCGCAAGTGGTATTGGGCGAACCGAGAAAGGTCGCAAACCGCGTCCCGTCGATGGAAGGCAGCAAACGCGGATCGCAACAAGGCGACTAGGAGCGAGTATCTAGTCGCAAAGAAATACCACCTACTGCCTGCTCAGTATGACGCGATGCACGCTGGTCAAGGCGGGGTGTGCGCGATATGCAGCGGAGAGTGCTCTACCGGCAAGCGTCTCGCCGTCGATCACAACCACGAGAACGGTGCCGTGCGGGGGCTGCTCTGTGCCTCATGTAATCTGTGCTTAGGACGAATGAAGGACTCGCCCGACCTGCTCCGAAAGGCTGCGGACTACTTGGAGCAGGGCGGCACGCAAGCCTTTTGCCTGAAGACCTTCTACACCCGAGCGATGGAGACGACCAATGCCCGTAACTGAAACCCTCCCGCCCGACATCGCGACCGCCCCCGCCTCCGTCCGAGAGCACTTCCTCAAAGTGCTGGCGCTGGGCTACGGCGAACGCTGGGCAGCGATGGTGGCGTTGCAGCAACCGCCCGGCGTATCGGGCGTGGATCGCACTCTCCAAGAGGGGAGGCTGGACGGCAACTGGCTGGACTCTCTCCCCAAGAAGCAGGCCCAGCGGCTCATCCGCGAAGCCAAGAAGGCCGGGGTGAACCCCAGCGGCAAATGGTACTTCTCGGGCATCGCAGACAAGCGTGGGGCCGGTGACCCTCGCGCGTGGGTTTCGAGCCGCGATGAGGTACTTCAGGTCTGCAAGGATCGCAGGCTGGAGATCAAGGGGACGATCAACTACAGCCCGGGCGAGGCCCCGCCGCCCAAGAGGATTGACATGGCCCCAAGGCTGGTCAACGAACTGGTCAAGAAGGAACTGGCCGCAAACCCCAAGATGAAGCGGGCTGACGCTGTAGAAGCCGTGAAAAAGCGGCACGCACTCAAGCGCAAGCTCTAATTCCAGATCGCCTGATCCGGGCCAAAAACCCAGTGAACAAACCCACTGGAGGCCCGGCATGGCCCGCTTCGAACGGCTGAACAGCCACTACCCCGTAAAGCTTAGTGCCGACCCGGCAGAGGCCCAGCGCATCCCTTTCGGGGCTGTGGCTGGTGCCACGCTGTTCGTGGTTGACGGCGGCGGCACCATTGTGTGGCACGCCAGCTTCGACGCTGAGGGCGATACGTTCCCGGTGTATGACGCCGACGGGGCCGCGGCAGAGAGTGCTGTTTCCGCAGGCAACGCCTTCGATATCCCAGCTGCTCTGTTCGCCTGCCCGTTCATCATCCCGACCGGCGTTGACGGAGAGGCCGTGATCGCGGTCAGCAGCTGATGGCCCAGAACAACCGTCTACTCCGACCGACGAAGCCGTCTGGAGGAGGTGGGCCGGTTGGGCCTCCCCCGCCAGCGGTGACTTACAGAATCCTGCAAGAGGACAGCTTCAAGATTCTGACCGAGTCAGGCAACCCACTCCGCAAAGAACAGAGCACCTGACATGCCCGACCAGAAGATATCCGCACTGCCAGCTGGCACGGTCACGCCCGCAAGCATACTGCCTGCGGTCAATGGTGCTGTCACGCAGAAGGTGACTGTCCAGCAGTTGCTCGACATTGTCGGGACTGTCGAAGGCCCGGCTGGCGCTGACGGGCCTCCCGGAGCCGATGGCCCGGCTGGCGTGGACGGCGAGAGCGTAACTGTTTTTGAGCAGCCCACCGCTCCCGTAGCACTCCGCACTGGCGACCTGTGGCTTGAGCCTGTGCCCGTCGTCGCTACCGGCAAGGACGGCCTGTCGCTCGCAGAGGTCGAGGCGGTTGTGGACGACAAGCTCTCCAAGCTGCCGAAGCCAGAGCCTGTTGTCGCTCCGGTGGCGTGGCAGCGGCTCGCTGCGGCGTCCTCCTTTGGCGTGACCGTCAATGGCTTCGCCCGAGCCTTCGGCGGGTCGATCCACATTCGCGGCACCTACACCGCTCAGTTTGGCTTCCTCCCGGCCCAGAAGATTGCCGACCTGCCAGCCGGTGTTCCGCGTCCCGCCTTTGACTACACGGTGCTGGTCTTTGGAAACGAGGACGGATCAACGACTCCGCTTCCCGGCAAGTTGACCATCAAGACCAACGGCGAGTTGGCTCTGGACGCGCCCAACTGCAACACAGTCGTCTTCGACGGCATCTCAATCCCGGTGGAATAATGGCTGACGCACTCAAACTCAACGTGTGGGATGGCGGCAAGTGGACGCCCGTTGCCGTTGGCGGCGGCACTGCGCCTGACCTGCACATTGTTTCGACTACGGAGCCGCCCGCGCCCGACGAGGCTGGCACGCTGTGGATCGACCCGGATGGCGATGCGGCTGGCGGCTCGGTGGATGTTCTCGCTGCCATTAAGGGGCAGGTCATCGCCCCGAAGGCTATCGACCTCGACGGCCCGAACACGCTGTACATCACGGCCAACCCAGACGGCACCGCCAAGCTCACGCTCCGGGTGGACGGCACTCCGCTCCGAGCGATCACTGAAGAGAACGTGGCTACAGAGGAGTGGGTGCTGGCGCAGCTTGGCACCACTACGCCGACCTCGACGTTCAGCAACGCCAACCCGCCTACCTATGCCGACGCACCTGTTGTTGAGCAGCCCAACGGCCTGCCCATCGGACTCACGGCAGACGGCATGGAGATTCACCAGCCTTACCTTGTAGGCGGGGTTCCAGTGCTGATTGGCGGCAAGCGGTTTCTTCTGCCGCTCATTGAAGCACCGGCTGGCTCGCCTGCTCCGCTGTTCACATACGCAGACGCACCTGTCACGCAGCAACTCGACGGCACGATCATCGGATTGAACGAAGCCGGAACCGAGATCACCCAGCCACTGCTGGTTGGTGGGATCGCGGTGATCGTCGGTGGCAAGCGATATCTCCTTCCAATAATTGAGGAATAGTCATGCCCGCACCGGATCGCGACCCGCCGTACAACATCAGCCCGCTCGCCTTCAATCCCGTCAAGGGGATCGTGGGGCACTACTCGGACGCCGAGATTGATGCCTTGCTGGCAGCCCTGCCCACAGGCGGCGACTCTGCCATTACTCTCCATGCCGGTGCAGTTCCCGACGCTGGTGCCGACACGCCAAACGGGCTGGAAGAAGCCTTTGCCGCGCTGGATGACGGGCTGCACTATTTCAAGGACGTTGGCACTCTTGTTTCCATTACACGGCAGCAATACCAGACCACTATCACACTCACGGGCCAGTTGAGTTCGTTCGCCAAGATCGTCAAGTCTGAGGCGGGCCTGCCCACTCCGCAGAACCCGTCCCTGATCGTCATGCAGAAGCCTGAAGGCCAGTGCATCAAGCTGACCAGCGACGAGTTGGACAGGCCTTTTGGCAATCCACAGATGGTGGACATCTTCGCACTCGGCGGCGGCGACCCTCCGACGGTTGACCTGTCTCCCTACATCACTCAGGTGGATGCGGACGCACGTTATGGTGCCCGCACCGCAGAAGCCGTGTCCCTCTTGCAGGGCCAGCTTCAATCAGTCTTCGATAGCGTTTACACCCGCCCGGAAGCCGACGACCGATACGCGGAGAAGGCAAAGACCTACACGAAGACCGAATGCGACGGCAAGTTCCTGACGCTTGTGGACATTGATCAGTTCGCTTACCGGGCTGACGTTTACACGCAGAAGCAGTGCGACGACCGCTTTATCCGAATCGACCAAGCGTTCAGCAAGGTTGACTTCGACAACCAGATGGCGTTGATGCTGTACAGCAGGAAGCAGATTGATGACCGGATTGCGGCTATCAACCCGCTCGGCTCGCCGTCGATCAACAATCCGGCTCTGGCCGATTTCAAGCAGTCGGTGCTGGACGAGGTGAAGCTGATGCTTGTCGGTGGCACGAAGACGCCGCCACCAGACATCGATTGGACGCCGATCATCCGCATGGATGGATCGAAGGAAACTGTTTCGACAGAGATTCAAGCCCGAATGCTCGGTGGGTTCATCGAACTTCGGGGCACGCTGACATTTCTGGCCGGAACTGCCGAGTGGAATCCGCTGCGACTGCCGCCGCAGTTCCCTCTTGCCGACCTCGACGCGAACTACCCGCTTGCCATGCGGCTCGTCGGAAGTGCGGTCACCTACGGCTTCTGCTCGGTGAGCAGTAAGAACCGCGACATCAGAGTCAGTCCCGGTGCGAGATCGAACGAGGCAGCATTCTCAGGCATTCGATGGAAGGCCGCGTACTAATGAACACTCTTGACGCTGTGCGGCTGTTCCTGTCGGAGTGCGCCTACCGCATCCTGCTTGCAGGGTGCATGACATTTCTTTGGCTGTGCCACTATTTCGGGGGCGGTGTGTGGAGGCGGGACAAGTAATGGACTTTGTGTCATCAGTGTTGCTCGGACTCGCGCTGGCAGCTGGCCCGGCAGTGGTGGCTCTGTGCATGTTTGTCTGGCTCGGCGTGAAGTGGTTCGAACACGAGGCACGCTGCCTGAACAAGCTCTTGAAAGAAATACTGGACGAGAAAGACAGCGAGCGCGACTAATGGCAGCACTCTATTACTGGACGGGCACAGCTTGGGAGCCAATCTCCAATGGTGGCGGCGGCATTGGCCCACCCGGCCCCGCTGGTGCTGACGGCATCTCTATTACTGTCTACGGCCCCCAGCCAACTCCACCGACCAACCCCCGCAAGGGCGATCACTGGATCAACAACGCCGCCGTGCGAGATGCAGATGAAGATGCCGCTATTCTCCAGACGCCGACTCCCGAGCCCGAAAAGATTCTTATCAAGCGGCTCCCGCCGACTCCCCAACCTGTGATTGTTTATCTCCAGTAACACCTCGACTTGAAAGGTATTGAACATGGCAACCGATGTCAGAATCTGGGACGGCAGTGCGTGGATTTCATTGAAGGGGCCTACGGGCAACAACGGTGCTCCCGGTGCTTCTGGCACGATCACCATTGCGGGCGTGACAACCCTCGCGCCCGGGGCTCCTGCGACCGTCACTGACAGCAACCCCGACCCCAGCACTGCCAACCTGACCTTCGGCATCCCAGCTGGTGCAGCTGGTGCCGCGGCGACCGTTACTGTTGGAACGGTAAACAGCTTGGCTGCTGGCTCTACCCCGACCGTCACCAACTCGGGCACGTCGAGTGCAGCCGTCCTGAATTTTGGGTTGGTCAAGGGGGACAAGGGCGATGCCGGTAGTGGCGTTACTATCAAGGGAACCCTTCAGGGCGCAGCCACCCCCCTGCCGACTAGCCCCGTCGCTGGCGACATGTACATCGTGGGCACGCCGGTTCCGACGGCTGTTAGCGCTCTGGTTCCGACGGCCATCGCTGGCGACGGTCTTGTGTGGTCAGGCACGGCTTGGACTGACGTTGGGCCTGTCCGAGGCCCGCAGGGTCTGACCGGCAATAACGGAGCCGATGGCGCTGCCGCCACCATCGCTCTGGGGACTGTGGCTACGGGGGCGGCGGGAAGCAATGTTGTCATCACCGACAGCAACCCCTCCCCGAACGCCTCCACGTTCAACTTCACCATCCCGCGTGGCGATCAGGGCCTGCCGGGGGCGAACGCGCAGGTTTACAACCAAGCCCCCACGCCGGTCGGCATGAATCAGGGTGCCATCTGGATTGTTCCTTGATCTCTGGCGTTCATCACAGGGGATGGCAATAGGGCCTCCCCTTCACGGCACAGGACAGACACATGGCTTCTGACGTAAGAATCTTTGACGGGGTGGATTGGATTAGCCTCAAGGGTGCTGACGGCACTCCCGGCCCCACCGTAGTCAGTGCCGATGCTGGCAACGTCGCCAAGCTGGGGACCGATGGCCGCATACTAGTGCAGCCTGCGGACATGGATTCCCGTTTCGTGAACGTGACCGGCGATACCATGACGGGCAACCTCACCGTGTCTGCAACAGGTGACCGGATTGTCGCTGTCACCAGCACCAGCGCGGGCAGTGCGTCTCTCAACGTAACATCCGGCGCAAACACTGGTCAGGTGTCGCAATCGGGAACGAC